TACAGCTTCTACAGCAGGAGGTACGAATACCGGAGGTGGTGGTGGATCAGGTGGAGGTCCTTCTTGTAATACGGCTGGAGGTAATGGAGGTTCAGGCGTAGTAATAATAAGGTATAAATATCAATAATTAAATATTATGGCACACTTTGCAAAAATAGGAATGAATTCAAAAGTACTTACAGTACTAACATTGAACAATGGAGACATGTTGAACGCTGATGGCGTTGAAGACGAAACAGTAGGACAACAATATTTAGAAAAACACAATAATTGGCCTGCTCAAAGTTGGATTCAAACTTCATACAATACAGATGGTAACACACATAAAGATGGTGGAACTGCACTAAGAGGAAATTATGCAGGTATAGGATATGAGTGGGATGAAGATAATCAAATCTTTTGGCCTAAACAACCTTATACTTCTTGGGTAAAAAATATAGCTGAAGCAAAATGGAAATCACCTATTGGTGATGCACCCGATGATCTAACGGATGAAGAAAAAGCTGCAAGAATTGAGTATGTATGGAATGAAGTTGGTCAATCTTGGGATAAAACAACTCCCGCTTCATAGCACTTGACACTTTAACAAAATTTAATTATCTATGGTGGTAGATATGCAGAAGAAAGTATTATCCGAAATAGATGTATATTATGGCGATGTGGCAATGCCAAAATATTGGGAAATAGATAGGGTTGAATTAGCCCATCAAATTTTACAATATCAAATACATAACAAAAAATTTGTACACTCAAAAACTTGGGATAAGTTGAATACATATATCTGCGAACACATTAGGCTTGAATATAATATTCAATTAGTAAATAAAGAAGTGCAGGGTAATATTTACCCCCCTCATGAAACTACCCTTCCTTTACTCAATATCGATCCTGTAGATTTAAGAAATTCCCCTGATTACACCTTGTTATATGGAGTCAATGTTAAAGACTGTAGTGTTAGAATACATTATGACGCCAATAGAAGAGCCGGAAGATCGTGGGATATTTCTTTAACCAATAATCAATTTATTATGTTCCCCTCTACGCAAATGTATTATATCACTAACAACCAAAAAGATTCCCTTAACTTTATTTTAACAACAACTTATGAATTTATCTAATCATTTTTGGTATTTTAAATCTGCACTCACGCCACGATTCTGTGATGAAGTGATTAAATATGCTTTAGAAAAAAAAGACACGATGGCAGTTACTGGAGGTTATGGTAGAGATAAAAATAAACCCTTAACTAAAGATGAAGTTAGAAATTTAAAATATAAAAGAAATTCTGATTTAGTTTGGTTGAATGACACTTGGATTTATAAAGAAATACATCCTTTTGTCCATGAAGCTAATAAAAAAGCTGGTTGGAATTTTGACTGGGACTTTTCAGAGTCTTGTCAATTTACCAAGTATAAACTCAATCAATACTATGATTGGCATTGTGATGGTTGGGATAAAGTTTATGACCAACCCAAAACTCAATCTCATGGAAAAATTAGAAAGCTATCTATGACCTGTCAATTAACTGATGGTTCAGAATATAGTGGTGGAGAATTGGAATTTGATTTTAGAAATTATGATCCACCTCAAAGAGATGAGTCTAAACATTTAATAAAAGCAACTGAGATATTACCTAAAGGAAGTATTATTGTTTTTCCTAGCTTTCTTTGGCATAGAGTTAAACCAGTAACAAGAGGAACGAGATATTCACTTGTCTTATGGCATTTGGGTTATCCTTTTAAATAATGTATAAAGATGATTATTTTAAAACTCCTATATGGTCTGAAGATAAACCAGAGTTTATTAAGTCCTTAAATAAAGCCAGTGATAAATATATTACGGCAGCTAAAAAAATGCCTGAGGGTAAAAAATATCTAAAACAATTTGGTGATTTTGGTAGATCGTGGCATTCAACTGCATTAATACATGACAATAATTTTTTAGATTTTAGAAATTATGCAGGCCAAAAGTCTTGGGAGTTTTTAAACGAGCACGGTTACGACATGAAACAATATACAACTGTTTTTTCTGAAATGTGGGCACAAGAATTTTCTAAAAAAGGCGGGGGTCATCATTCAGCACACATCCATTGGAACCAACATGTTTCAGGTTTCTATTTTTTAAAATGTAGTGAGAAGACTTCTTTTCCTATTTTTCACGAACCTCGAACAGGAGCCAGAGCTACCAAATTAAAACTAAAACCAGAATTAAAAGGGGTATTTCATGGTACAGAGATAGTTCATTTTAACATCAAGCCTGGCGTCTTAATTATCTTTCCCGGATATATGGAACATGAATTCGCTGTTGATTATGGCAAAGAACCTTTTCGATTTATTCATTGGAATATCACTGCTATTCCTAAAGGGATGGCTAAAGATGTTTAAAAAAAGTAAATATTGTATTATTCGTCAAGCTATCTCAAAAGACTTAGCTATTTTTGTAGCCAATTACTTTTCAATGAAAAAACAAGTTATGGACACTTGTCGTCAAGCTAGATTTATTTCTCCTTATGAAAGTTTATTAGGTGAATATGAAGCAGCGGACGGTCAGATTCCGCATACTTATAGTAGTTATTCGGATATTGCTATGGAAACTTTAATGTTGAAGTGTCAACCTGTTATGGAAAAGATTACTGGATTAAAATTAACCCCTGCTTATACTTTTGCTAGAATTTATAAAAATGGAGATGTTCTTAAGCGACATAAAGATAGATTTAGTTGTGAGATATCTACGACGATGAATCTTGGAGGGGACCCTTGGGCGATCTATCTAGAACCTTCTGGTAAAGAAGGGTTAAAAGGAATTAAGGTAGATTTAAAACCAGGAGATATGCTAGTCTATTCTGGTTGTGAACTAGAGCATTGGAGAAACAAATTTAAAGGTAAAAAATGCATTCAAGTATTTTTACATTATAATAATCGTAAGACACCAGGAGCTAAAGATAATATGTTTGATAAGCGACCTCATTTAGGTCTTCCTCCTTGGTTTAAAAGATGATATAGAAAAATAGGGTAACGAGTAACCACCTTACTCGTTGCCTTAAACTATTGATATACGTTTGCCTTAAACTATTGATATACCTTTTAATCTAGTGTATTTGTTAACAAACGGATTTTTCTATGCTACAAAAAATAGGCTTTTTACCAGGATTTAATAAACAGGTTACCCCCACAGGAGCTGAGGCTATGTGGACGGGAGGGGAAAATGTTCGTTTTAGATATGGTACACCTGAAAAAATAGGAGGCTGGTCTCAACTAGGAGACAAATCCTTAACCGGAGCTGCTCGAGCGCTCCATCAAATGGTTAACAAAGAGGGTATTAAATATGCCATCATTGGAACCAATAGAATTTTATACGCATATTCTGGCGGGGTGTATTATGACATCCATCCCATTAAAACAGATTTCGGAGCACTAACAGATAAACTATCTTGTGATTCAGGTTCTCCTATTCTTACGATTACTTTATCCACTACAGCAGGAATGACAGTAGGAGATATTTTACTTCTTGAAAATGTTACACCTCCAACAGGGTCGGGTTATTCTGCCTCTGATTTTGATAATAAAAAATTTATGATAACCACAGTAGTAGATGCTACTTCGGTTACTATTACAATGGGATCTAATGCCAATTCTACTGCCACAGATGGAGACCTTTCAGTTAAATGGTTTTATCCCGTGGGCCCAGCTGAACAAGTTGGAGTTTATGGATATGGAATATCTCAATGGGGAGGATCTGTTACTGGTGCACAAACTACTTTATTAAATGGAGCATTATCTGCTAATGCTTATGGAACGGGAGGATCAGGAACCACTATTATTGTAGATAGTACCACTGGATTTCCAAGTACAGGAACAAATTATATTAAAGTAGATAATGAAGAAATATCTTACACAGGAATAACTTCAACTACGTTCACAGGAATTACTAGAAATGTAAGGGGCACAACAAATGCATCACATCTTGATAATGCAACTGTTACCAATTACAGTGATTTTTCTGGATGGGGTCAAGCTGCTGCTACAACGGATAAAGTTGCAGAACCCGGTTTATGGTCCTTGGACAATTTAGGAAGTACACTGGTTGCTTTAATTTTTAATGGACCGATATTTGAATGGGATTCAGATGCATCGAATGCCACAGCAACAAGAGCTACGATTGTATCGGGTGCACCTACAGCATCTAGAGATATGTTAGTCTCGACTCCCGATCGTCACTTAGTTTTATTTGGAACTGAAACCACGATTGGTGACACGACAACTCAAGACGATATGTTTATCAGATTCTCTTCTCAAGAGGACATTAACACTTGGGCACCTACGGCAATCAATAGCGCTGGTACACAGCGACTGGCTGCCGGATCACGGATCATGGGAGCTAAACTTGGTAGAAATGCAATTTACATTTGGACCGATAGCTCCTTGTTTACTATGAGATTTGTGGGTCAGCCTTTTACATTTGCTTATGAACAAGTAGGAACCAACTGTGGATTGATAGGAAAGAATGCAGCGGTTGAAGTAGATGGCGCTGCTTACTGGATGTCAGATAATGGTTTCTTTAGATTTACAGGTAAATTAGAATCCATGGACTGTTTTGTAGAAGACTATGTTTATGATGATCTAAACACAACCTCTAATCAATTTATTTATTGTGGAATTAATAACCTCTTTGGTGAAGTGATGTGGTTTTATCCCACGGCTGATTCCAATGTAGTTAATCGCTGTGTGATATATAGTTATCTCGATTCCACAGCTTCAAGACCTATTTGGTATACAAATGCTAGTTCAGCCTTTTCACGAAGCACTTGGATTGATTCAGCTATCTTTGGTTTACCTCATGCCACTTTATATGATGCAGGCACAGACACATCCTTTGATGTCACAGGTAATACCGATGGAATTTCAATTTACTATGAACATGAAACAGGAGTGAATCAAATTAAAGGAGGAGTGACAAGCGCGATTGCAGCTAATATTCTTTCAGGTGATTTTGATATTACTCAGGATCAAAGAGAAGGAATTACGTTCAGAGGAGACGGAGAACACATCATGAGAGTGAGTAGATTCTTACCCGATTTTATAACTCAGGCTGGAAATACAGTAGTCGAATTAGATTTAAGAAATTTCCCCAATCAAACTGCAGCAAGTTCTAGTTTAGGGCCTTTTACTATTACTTCAAGCACTAATTTTCAATCATGTAGAGCAAGAGGAAGATCGGTGGCTGTTAAAATATCCAACAGCGCAGTCGATTCTAATTGGAAAATGGGAACTTTTAGGTTAGATGTACATGCAGGAGGAAGACGTTAATGCCTTTTAAATCAGAAAAACAAAGAAGATACTTATGGGCCAACGAACCAGAGATCGCAAGAGATTGGACGGATACCTATGGCAGTAAGATTCATGCAGCTGATGGTGGAATTATGAGATTACCTTTTGCTGAAGCAGGAGCTGTAGGTACCTTAACTGCTTCGGAAATCTCAGATCTTGAATCAATGGCTCAAACTTATCCTGGTACAAAAATAGGTGATGAGGCTCAAAGAAAATTAGATATAAATGCAGGGAAAGCTGTTGAAGAAAAAGAAGCTGGATTTTTTGAAGGACTTTTAGGTTTTGGTAAAGCCGAAGGAGCTGAAATGGGAAACACAGCTGAAGATCAAGTGCGAAAAGAATTTTTTGATTATGGTACTCAGCAGGCAGATATAGGGGAGTATGCTAATCTTAAAATTCCTGGTTATTATACCCCACGAAACACCGCTGCCGATACGGCAGCTAAATTTTATCAATCCGATGATGTCACAGGTAATTTTGATGACTATGAAAGCGGCTTTGAAGGATTTGAAGATGCTGATGAACAAGCGGCGTATGATACTTATGCATCTGGTTTATCTACACTTAAAAATAAATTTAATTTTCCTAGTCTAAATTTTCGTAATATAGGTACAGGAATACAAACAGCATTTTCTTTAGCTAATGACACCCTGCCTTTTGGTTTAGCAAGACAAGGTTTTGATGCTTTAACTTCTGGATTTAATAGAAACAGAACTATGACACCACAACAACAAGCTAATCAAAACTATATTAATCAATACGGTCGAACACCACAAGGACGACTGGCCACAGGAGATTTTGCAGGACTCAATGCTCCTGGTACTTCTATGTTTGGTTCAAAATCTCAACAAGAGATGGCTCAAAATTGGATGAATAAATACGGAAATGTGGACTACACAACTCCAAAAATGCAACAGAAAAAAACAAGTATTGCAGCCCAAGCCACGGGAAATCAAGGTGAAGGTGGGGAAGGTTTTGCCTCTCAAAATACAGGTACTAATGAAAATTTTTCTAATAACACTGGCAGAGGAAGAACTGGTTATGGTAAAGGAGGCCTAGCAAGTTTATGGCAAAAATAGTTCAATCCTTAACTCGAGCAAGCGATGAGTATCGATCAGATGTGGCACACTCTTTAGTAAGAGATTTAGATGCGGTGTTAGAGAAATTAAACACTACCTTTCAAGAAGAATTAAAACAGGAGATAGAAGCTAGAAGCTTCTTTTTAGATTAATGGCAGTAGTAAACCAATACGACTTTGTAGGCATAGATAACAACACAACCAATGGAGAACTTAATCCTTTTGGTGCAGGATTTCCTTTAGTCAGCGAGACCTATGTGATCAAATCTATTTTAGTGACATCAGCTGGAACTCCCAGTGTCACGGTGACTAACAATGCTATCACTGCAATTAAAGCAGCAGCTTTAGTAGCCAATATTACAAAGGAATTATTAACTCAACCGTTAATAGTAGTAGGGGGTAAAACCCTTACCATTAAAGCAGGCAGCGCAGATTCTTTTGATTTTGCGGTCAGCTATTTAAACATCAAAAAAGAGGTAACAACATAATGCAAATACTAGAACCCAAAGAAATAATAACGACTCTTTCTAACAAGAAAACAGGGGAAAAATATAAGGATGAAGAAGCTTTAAAAGCTGCTAATGTCCCCGAGGAGGATGTACAAAGAGATGTCAGAGTTATCATGCCACCACTTGATTTGTTTTCAAAAACAAAGTAGTATGAAAAACTCAGGAAAAATACCTGCTCTTTAACACTTACTTAAAATTATGGCTATAACAGATTTACAAATATCAGATACATTAGAGACCAGCGCTCCTTCTATTAAATATACAGGAAACGAAGGTCCTCAAGCACCACAACAGATGGCTTCTGCTCCAGATCCAATGGCTGAGCTAAATCTAATGTATCAAAACGCATTACAATCAGGACAAATAGAACCAGGCACTACGCTTGACCAATTTAAATTGCTTTTAGAACAAAGCCAAGCACCACAACAAGGTCGAAGAATGGCTGCTGGCGGTGGTATCATGGGAAGTAATAATGGATCTATGTTAGCTGCACGAACTGCAGATGGTTCAAGACCAAAGTATGGTTTTCTTGACAAAATACGAAAACTAATTCCAAATGAAATAGCAGGAGTTGCAGAAAAAGCAGCGCCGTTTGTAGCACCGTTCAATCCATTAGCCGCAGGTTTAATGGGAGGTATTGGTTCATTTGATAGAACTGGAAATTTA